GGGAAAGTCTCGATGGAGGCCATGACGGCCTCGCGGTTCGCCGCCGCTATATCTGGTGCTTTATAGGTGCCGCCCATAGGAAATCCTTCGGTTCATCAGTAGTTTGGAGTACCTGTCAAAATCGTACAAACGGGAAATGCCTTTGCGGAACCCACCCAGCTTGGTGACGTTCTTCGAGCATAGCCCCATCATGGCCACCCAGAGTGTCTGAACCGCATGTGGCTCAGTACCAATCGCTATCTCAATCCAAGCGATGTGACCATCTGGGAAGTTGTTGTTCAGATCCTCGGACTCCTCGATCGAGTTGAGGAATCGCACAGCCCCTACACCGACACACTTCCCCTCATCGTTCTTCACAATCCCGATCAGCTTCTTGGCATTGAAGAGTCCAATCCAGTTGAGGAGCTGATCATTGTTCCATGTGGAACAAGTAGGCCAATGCTGTCGCAGCAGTTGGGCCGCTTCGATGATGGTGGGATGTGCGGTCATTGCTGAGGACGCACAGAATCGACAAAGCCAGAGAGGATAGTGGATTGAAGCGAAAGGCGACCGCCCGAGTTGGGGTTGGTCTGAACCCTGAACTGGATCGTGTTCCAGCGTCCCTTGCTGATCAGGTTGTACGCTTTGAGGAACTTCTGCGAGTTGGTGATCGTCAGGCTAGGATCGAGGTCCGTGAACGTCCCCGACATGTCGGTCGCGTAAGCGATCGCCGCGTCCGTATTGGAAGTGGTGTACGGGTTGTCGAACGCGAACTGAATGCTGTACCCGATCTTGTCGGGGATGGGCTCGTTCAGGTTGTACGCCTTGGTGATCACCGTAGACTGATAACGGGATCCACCGTCCAGGTACGCGGAGCTTGCGACCGGTGCGAGACGGGTGTTCGGGAGGAAGTCGTTGAACGACCAGACTTGGCCTGCTCCCTCTGAGATCGAGGTCATGTCGCCCGCGAACATGAGTACGGGTCCGAACGTGGAGAACGAGGTGGCGAAGAAGTCGCTCACTTGCCAATTGTCCCAGTACCCGAGCCAAGAGCGGGCCAGTGAGTGATAGACGATGACCGCGTTGTTCCGGGGGAAAGCGGCTTCGAGTTCGAGCAACGAATCGGATTCGAGGAGAACACCGAACTCGCTCTCTAGTCCAAGTCCGTTTACTTCATCGAGAACGAACGGAACAGCGAGGAGGTAGCGGTTGTTCCAGAAAACGCCGTCGCAGAGGTCGAGCTTGGTCTTGTCGATCTTGCTGATCAGGTCGTTGATGGGGCTGGAGAGCGCGAGGCCGACGCTGGTTTGGGTACCGGCTTGGATCTGCGCCATCGACCGGATGCCGTCGCGGGACAGGAAGAAGACGTCAGCACCGACAGCGGCGATGGAGCGGTGCGATGAGCAGCCGATATTACCGCTGATGAGTGATATGGTCCAATCGGCAGGATCCTGCGTAGGATCGGCATCTACGCTCCAAATTGAGCGTTCCTTGAAGACGAGCAGTTTGTATCCGAACCACGAGTAGAGACCCTTGATGGGATCGCCGTCGCCACCGACCCGGATGGAGCCGAGCGGATCCCAGGATTCGCCATCGAGGATATCCGAGAAGTAGAGGGTATCGGGCTGGATTGCGGTATTGCCTGAGACAGCCCATAGCCGGTTGGTATGGGTGGTGAGGTAGAGCGGCTTGTTGGGCGGTGAGAGGGATACGAAAGCGACCGCGTGAGACTGGTTGGCCGGCGAGATGGAAACGGTGGGAGCGGTGACGTATCCGCTGCCGGGGTTTGTGATTATGATGGAAAGAACTGCTCCATCGCCACCAATTCTTGCTTCCGCGGTTGCGGTCACACCACTCGGAGGAGCGGCGATGGTGATTGTCGGGATCGAACTATGGCCACTTCCCTGATTGATGACATCGATGCGGCTGATCTTGCCGGCGGCGACCGAGCTATTGAGATTCGCGCTGGAGACGTACTTCAGGGTTCCGAAGCCATCGGAATAGAACAGCTTGTCATTGAGCTGAGCGAAGTAGACGAATGTGGCGGAAGCGTTGAGTGTCGCGCCGCTGATCGCATTGTACGAAACGCCGGGGGAACCGAAGTAGAGGTTTTGGGTGTTGGCGTTACGATCGTTGACTGCGATGACCAGCCGCTCGGACGCTGCGGTATCGAAGTAAAATCCGGAATAGACCTCAGCGTTTGTCGGAAGGTTACTGCCGTAGTTGGAGGTGGTTGTGTTCCAAGCGGTGAGGATGTTTTCCCAGTTTCTGGATTCGCTGTTACCGGCGAGTGAAACCGATCCAAGACGAGTGACTAGGTTGCCGAAGTCATCGTAGTCCATGTTGATGGCCGACTCCATGCTGGTAGCAGGGATGGCATCGGGACGAGTAGCAGAGACAACACCGGTACTGAAGCCGGTGCTTCCATCCAACAGCATCTGATCATCAAGAGCATCTGAGGATTGGAATGGCATGGCGGATTACAGGATGTCTTGGAAGGTGTAATCGTACAAGCTATCTGGAATGATGCGGCTGATTTGCTGCTGCTGGCCGCGTTCCATGTCCTTCATGATGGAGACCTGAGCGGCTCCCTCTTGGAACTTGGCTTGGGCTTTACCGTACTGTCTAGAGTATTCGAGGAGATCGCCTTCGGTGTAGGCCATCAGAGCATTCTCGACACCGCGCAGCTCGAAGTTGCTGTCGTTGACGATCGCTTGGTTCTCGCCGAACTGCCGCATCTGGGACTGCTTCTTCCCGAGGATGAAGAGGGTTCCATCGGTGTTGGGCGTGGGAACGAGCTTGATGCGCGGGACGCCGGCCTCTCCGTAGGAGACTCCGATGACTCGGGTCCAGTTGACAAAGTTGCCGGGGGTAGACTTACGGGAATCGACGTTGTTCCAGGTGTTGGGATCGAGCTGGAAGAAAGAGACCCATTCCGCGGCGGGGACTTCGATGCCATCGGTCTCGCCGTCGATCGTGAATCGGATGGCGACCGGGAAGTCGAGGAACATGTTGTAGCCGGTACCTGAGGCGTAGGTAGCGGTTACGGTTTGGTCGAGGGTGACCAGTTCGTTGCCTTGGCTGACTGAGCGGGAGATGACGCCGAGGGTATCGTTCCAGAGGCACGAATCCCAGATCATGGAGTAGCGGCGGATGCAGAACTTCTTGGCCAACGCGAGGGTGTTCGCGTCGGTGAAGGAGAGCTTGTCGCAAGCCGCTTGGGCTACTTCAGAGGGTTTCATGCGAAGTACTCTTGCAAGATCATCGTGGAAGAGGTCGATACCGTATTGTCGTTCACAGCATAATTAAGGTACAATTGCTGTGCGCTTGTTGGACCGTAGTTATGGATCCGATATGTTACAGGAGAAGTGGTGTTTGGACTATCAAGGAACTGGATTATCTTGTTACTAATCGTAGTAACCTCACCATCTTCATAAGAAGCACTGGATATACCCTTTGTGTTTAATCCAGTCGATGTTCCTATTTCAGTTGAATTCCTTGTTAACCTAAACAGAACAAATTGCGAAGTGTTAACATTGCAAGAGTAATTGATCGAGATCGTTACCAGTATCTTAGAAGACGTGCTTCTCGGAGTAATGGTAGTACTAAGTGTCGTGATCTCTTGTCCTGGAGCGGTTGCTGATCCGGAGTAGGTTTGTCTCGTGGTATCAACTGTCTGAACAGACTGAGGAGCGTTCGACGCATTGATTCCGAGCGCACTGGCTGCGATGGAGCGAAGTTTGCTGGAATCATTCGCATCGGTGATCAGCACCTTGTCGTTGGCCAGATCGACCGTGACATTGGTCAGGTTAGGAAGCGTGACCTCATTGGCGTTGATCGTCAGGAGATCGGTGCCGGCATTTCCGATCGTGGTGTTTCCGTTGACCGTAGCGTTGCCGGTGACGGTCAGGTTATTGGAGAGAGTTGCAGCACCGGTAACATCGAGCGTAGTCCCAACCGTAGCCGCTCCCGTGACACCGACTGAAGCGAGAGTGGTGGCTCCGGTGACTCCCAACGTGGTTCCGACAGTAGCCGCGCCGGTCACTCCTAGGCTTGCCAGCGTAGTCGCTCCCGTGACGCCTAGGGTCGTTCCAACCGTAGCAGCACCGGTAACACCCAAGCTGGCCAACGTAGAGGCTCCAGTGACTCCCAGAGTGGTCCCGATGGTAGCTGCTCCGCTTGTAGAAAGACTTGAGAGCGAGGTGGCTCCGGTTACCGCGAGGGTGCTGGCAACGCTTGTGGCACCAGTGAGAGTGGATGTACCGGTCACCGAGAGGTTGCCGGGGATCGCCAGATTACCACTAAGGCTCGTTGCGCCGGTTACGGTGAGGGTACCACCGACGACCGTGTTACCGCTTGCCGCGGCCACCGTGAGCTTGTTGGCCCCGACGCTGAAGTCACCGGTGCTATTGACCGCGGAGGTCGATAGCTGGAGCGCGGAATCGATGCCGCTACCGTCTCCAACGGCTTTGAGGACCGTGGTCAGCGCGGAGTTGTCGGAGCTTTTTAGTAGGCCAGTGTATGTCGATGCGACGCTACTGCCTGTGAGTGGAGTTCCCATATCAGTTCTTCGGTAGTGCGTACCAACCTGCCGGCAGCGTCACCGTGGACGGCCCCACCAGCTTCTTGTTTGAATCGAATCCGTACACGCTGGCCCTGGTGGGCTTGGCCAGCATCACGGGATCACCGGAAGGGACCAGGACCACCTTGGTCATCTGGCAACCGAGGCAGTCCAGCAATACGACCAGCCAGATCGTTTTTGAGAGCCTCGGGAGCTTTTCCATGTTGGATGTCGGTGGGTGGGGTCTCGCGAAACCAATCGAGCAGGGCCTTCAGGATCTGGTAGATCCAGTTCACTGCTTCGGAGTTTCGGCAGGCTTCTTCATGTTGCTCTTGATGGACCAACCAACGCTGGCCAGCGACAGCAGAGCCCCAACCAGCTCGGTGATCTGCTCGGTGGAGGCAACGCCACGAGCGATGAGGAAACCGCCGGCGGCGGTGAGGCCGTGGCGGATGAGGGAGGCGATGTTGGGATTCATTTTCCGAAAAACAGTTTGTAGGTACCGTAGGCCATGCATAGGAACCCCAGCACGGCGGTTCCTAGCTGGACCCACTGGGTGAGGATAGGGGCCAACGATGCAGCGGTCAGGCCAGCGGCTGCGCTGATGGCTACAGTGACGGCGTTGGTCGATGAATCGTTGGTCATGTCCTACTCAGGCTTGTGTTGGGCTGCTGCGGTTTCGAGGAGTTCCACAAGAGGAAGGCCGACCTTCATGTTGGTCACGTTGCCGGCCTTCATTCCAATGACGAGCAGCTCATAGAGTTGGTTGAACTGCTGGGGAGTGAGTTCGATCTTGATCATGCGGCGGGAGCATCGGCAACAACCTCAGGCTCGGCAACAACAACCGGCTCGGGCGGAGGCACCGGCGGCACCCACGGCAGCGGCAGACTCACCACGGGCGGGTTGATCTGGTTGTTGATCTGCGCGGTGACGTTCGCTTCGATGGCCGCTTGATCGACTCCGTTGGCGTAGCACCAACCAAGAACCTGATCCTGCGTGAGGTCAGGATACGGAGTGAAGCTACCAGTCGGCGGCGCGAATGAGCAGGAGCCGTAGCAGGTGCCGCTGAAGGTCTGCTCGGTGTCGCCAGAGCCGGTGGTTTCGGTGCCGTTGCAACGCCAGTCGGCGGTGATGACGACATCGGTGAGGGAGCCTTCGGTCGGTTTGACGAGAAGGCGTTCGATGATCCAGACAATGGAGATGTTCATGGTGGTATGGATTAGGCGTTAGCGAGCGTGGTGACAGTGCCAGAGCTTCCACGGTACTTCAACGCACCGGCTTCGACGTAGAGCTGGCCGCCAGAAACGTTTGCCGTAGGGGCGGTGCCATCGGCAATCTGGATGGTCTTGGCAGCGGTGGTTCCGGCAGCAGTAAGACCCACCAACAGATTCCCGCTCGCGTCGAGCGTCATCGCTTGGGTGAAGGTGATGGCGTTGCCAGCGGTGCCTGAAGCGGCGATTTGCCAGCGGTGCTGGCTATTGACTTGGATGTACTGAGAAGCAAAGCCAGTTGCTTTGTACTTCCAACCACCGACATTTACAGCGTTCTGAGAGATGTAGAAGTCTGTAGTCGGATAAACTGAGAGATTACCACCATCCAACTCAATCGACTTGTAAGGAGAACTCCACGCACTCGGCGTAACCCCCACGCCGACGTTGCCGGGATTATCAATGGTA